AGCAAAAAAATTACTAGAGTCAGCTGTGCCAGTATCAGCACCCGTGACGACTTCTGTAGTTGAGTTTCCTGTTAGTGCATCAGCCACAGTAATACCAACGATAGTGAAAGTATCTCCACTGTCGTCTCCTGCTGAAGTAAATCTAACTTTATAACCAACCCCGTTAGGGCCTGCGTCATCGGTGAGTAAGGTCAGAGCCCCAGCACCCGATATGGATGCTGCTGCTCTATAGTATGTAGCACTTGTGGAAGGGGTTACTGCCCATATATCTCCATTACTGCTCATATTGTTCTCCTATTAACTAACTGCTGCACTAAAAGGTGTAGCTAAGTTTCCAGTACCAGCGGTAACAACTGAAACACTCCATTTAGTTGAACTGATAGCTGTACATGTAATTGTAGCGTGTGTTACACCACCTGTTGTGCTTCCGTTTAAAGTAATAGTATCTGATGCAGCTGCTGTTACAAATCCTTCCATGTTATCACTTGTATCTGAATCAACCATTGTAGCTGAACCAGTCATAATATCATTTGCGTTTGCAACTTGAACTACTAAGTCTCCAGTTTTTGTTATTGAGTTAACTATTGTGAATGTAGCACCAAGATTATTTAGATTGTCAATGTCAGAACCTGGTCCTGAACTTGCTCCGTCTGCTGTTGCATTTAATGCTGGTAATGTGTAAGTTACTGCTCCAGCAGCATCATTGTGTACAATTTTGCCTGCGTGTGTAGCGACTGTTAAAGCTACGCTTGAGTCAGCGTCTATGACATTACCTGGTCCTGTGTTAATAAATCCATTTTTGGATACTACTGGACCCGAAAAAGTTGATGTAGCCATTATATATCTCCATACAAAGTTAGAACTTATCTATCGTGTATGCGTCTGTTCGGGGGCAGTTAGATAAGTTACATTGTTCCCGATAGATAAATTATACCTATTTTAAAAATAATTAAAAGCAAAAAGAAAACCCAGCGAGAGATTAGCTGGGTTTTCAGAGTAAGTGTTCAGAACTATGAAAAACTGAACACTCTCAAGTGTGCCTATTAAGCACCTTGTGAGCCCCACATTCCTAATGGGTCGGAAAAACCGAATGAGTATCTTTCACGGGCTTTGTATCTTACATTACCTGTGTCGAAGTCACCGTCCATAGATGTAGTTAATGGTGTTCTTACAAAGTATTTCATACCATTTGGTACATCTGTTGTTAGGAAGTATCCATCAGTATCAGTTAAGTAATGATTGATAACATATCCTTCAGGAATTGCACCATTGTTTTTCAATGCGTTGATATCGTTATCAGCTGTACCGACTCTTTGGTCAGTATCTAATAAACGTGTAGCAACAAATTGTAACGCTGGTGGAATAATTAGCTTACGTGGTTTCGCAGCAATCAATAAACCTCTTTCATCAGTCCAAGCAGCTATTTGAATAACCGCATTTTCTAATGATGACTCGTTTAAGTCAGCAGCTGTTGATTGAGTATTGTTGTTTGTACCACCGTTTACTAATGGATGGTCTGTAGCGAATAATGATTTACCATCTCCACCATTTGCATCCGAGAAACCATTGTTTAGAATGTTCGCAGCTTTTACTTGTTTAGTATTAGCCATTGAACGTGCTAAAGCTTTTGTGTATCTCGCAGATAAAGTATCGTAAAGGTTATCCTCTACAGCTTCTTCTGTTAGTGAGAAACCTAAAGCTATGGTTTCATGGTTGTATCTAGCTGTGAACGCTTCTTGAGCATTGTCATAGGCGATGGCTGAACCTTCGTCTTTAACAGGTGCTTGTCCAAAACCAGATAGTTTTGTTTCTTCTTCGAAACTACGTTCTGATGTTTCAGATTCGTAGATTTCAGCGTGCTCTTCTCCATAACGACTGTATTCCATTCCGAATAAAGCATTAAGGCCTGGGAGCAACTCTTTTAATAACTGAGCTCTTGAAATTGCCATGTTTTATTCTCCTTTATATACCTGTTGCGTTAGTGTAAGAATGTTGAGCAATATTGAACTTCACTAACACATCAGTAAACGCATCGCCTACTTGTGAGTTTGGTGAGTCAACAAAATCAACAATTCTGAATCCCTGTGTAGTAGTCGCTACTGTCGCATCTAGTGCTGAAGTAGAGTTACCTGTCACAGTTGAACCAGTTGATGTAGATTGTACTGCAGCTAATGGAGCGTTTGCACCAAGACCAGCTTGGGCTACTGACGCATCAGCTTGTACTTGAAATACTACATCAGGGTCATCGACAACATAACCGACAGCATCAGATGCTACTGTATCTGCTGGAAAATATTGAGCGAAAACCTTTTGTTTTGAGTTAGGGTCTGTATACGAACATCCAACGAATACGCCTACTGTTCCTGCAGGGAAAACTGAAGAGTTAGAACCAACTGTGGTTACTATCTCAAGTGTTCCTGCTGTAACGATAGATACAACACTTCCGTTAAAGATGTTTGTATTATAACCAGACGCTATTTTAATTTGACGAGTAGAACCAGCATAAGGCTGTCCACCTATCAAATTTACGGGCTTAAGACCGTAAGGTGCGGCTGTTGATGCCATAATATAATCTCCTTAAAAAATTATCTTTTGCCTTTAGTCACAGTAGATTTTTTATCAGAAAATAACGGCATTCTAGGGTCGTTCTGTCTCATTAGGTTGTTATCTACAGCCTGTTCCTGAGCTCTAGCTTTTTCCTTAAAATATTCATTTCTCTGGTCTACCATTTCCTGTGGCATTTTACATAATAGCAGTCCACCTACTTCAATACCGTCTTTGAATCTTGAGTTAGGGTCTGCTGGTAAATTTACTTCTGGGTGCTCTGAATGTTTCACAGGTTCCCAGCCTTCACGCATACGGGAAGATACATTTAGATTATCAGCTTCATTCACCAATGATACTCGAACCCAACGATATGCCCAGCCAGCTTCATGCTTAATTTCTGGTAATGTTGAACGAGGTTCCCATTGTTTATTTCGAACTTCAGTCTCTTCACGAGTTACTGCTTCTCTACTTGTGCGATTTTTAACTTTATTATCCATTTGTACTCTCCGTTTTAATTAATTCACGTGCATATTGCTCTGGTGTTAGCTTGAATTTCTTTGCTAAAGCTAACTGTGTTTTAGTCAATCTAACCTTTTTTGGGCCAGTCGACCTCGTTGCTGGAGCAACTACAGTTGAAGGTTTGCGTTGGGCAGGTTTTGCCTCTTCCAACGTATCAGCCCCAAAATATTCTGGGAAGCGTTTTTGCATAGTACTATCAATACTACGGTAATATTGGTCAGATGATGGGTCTACCCCACTTCCAACTAATTTTTCATGCAGTCCTAACGCTAATGATGTCATTTCTGTATCCTTTCCAAACCACTGATTCTTTTCTTGCCAAGCCATAGCTTTTTCATCAGGTTTTGGAACATTAGGCTTTACTGTTTCTTGCTCTGACAATACCTCATTTCCTGAGGATTGTAAAGTCTCTTCAGTATATTGAGGTCGTCTTTCTTGAGCTTGACCTAATTTGTATTGAGCTTCATTCATTTTAGTTTGAGCTGCTACTAACTTTTCACTATCGCCCATATCATAAGCATCTTTATATTCTCTTTGAGCCATAGATAATTCATTTGTATATTTCTCTTGGAGAGTTTTTAAATAATCAGCTTCGCCCGTTGAAAGTGTTTTCTTAAGCTTTTGATTTTCTTGTACAGAAAACGCAGCTACTCTTTCAGCTTCTTTTTCACGTCTTTGAGAAGCTTCTTTTTCACGTCTTTCATCGTGATAAGCTTTTTTAAGTTGAGCCATTCTGGTTTTTACTCTTTCAGAATATTCTTCTAAATTATCATCCTCTAGCTCTTGTTTAATATCTTCAGGTAAAGGGTCTCTATTTCTGTCAGCTTTTGGAGTATCATCTTCAATTTCAATATCTAACTCCTCTTGGACAGGTTCAGCTTCTTTTTTAACTTCCTCAGTTGTCTCCTCAGAAGCTACTTCGCTAGCCTTTACCTCAACCTCTTCCCCTTCCATTTCTAATTCTGCAGGGATTTCATTGATTATCTTTGCCATCTTTGCTCTCCATGTTATGCACGTTCGTAGCCACGTGGGTCATCCACTACAGCTTCTACTGTGTCGTCATTAATAATGCGAAACTCTTGTCCGTGTATCTTGATTCGAGTTCCAGAATATGCCCTAGCTATAATAAAATCTCCTTCTTTACACCAAGGGCCTGTAGGAAATCTGTTTTCATCTAAATAACACATATCTCCTAACTTCATTACAAATAAAACTACTGTTGAATGTTCTTCAATATTTCTAGTTTTATCTGATTTAATTATCCCACTATCATATGTTTCATCTACCTGTGGCACCATACATAATATACGATAGCCTTGGACATCAGGTAACTGAGTGGGTTTAGTTTCTTGTGTATCTACTTTTGGTGGATTTATAGGTGCACCAGATGCAGATACTATTTCTTTAATTGGGGTTTGTATTTCACTCATCATCTTCCTCCATGTTTCTCATCATAGAAGCAATAAGACCTTGAGCTATTTGAAAACCTCTGATAATACCACATGCGTGCATGTATTGTGCGTACTCTTCAGCTCTACCTTGTGCCATATCATCTTTCATGCGTTGCTCTTCCTCGCCTAATTGACTAGCGAGAACTTTTAACGTTTCGTCCATCATTCTCTCCTGTTTTTAAGTTTGCGTATTATTACGTTCCTTCTGTTGCTTTACGGCTTCCGCACCTAATTTAGTGCCTTCCATAAATTCTTTTGCATCCAAATCTTTTTGATGATTGACTGCGTCAGCACCAATCTTGGCACCAGCGATTCTTTCTTGTGACTCCATTTTTGCTTTCTCTAATTGAAGTTTTGCTGCATCAATAGCAGAGTCGTCTGTCATTTTCTTAGCTTTTGCTTGAGCTTCCATTTGTTTAATTTGAAGCTCTTGTTGTTGCATTTGTATTAATGGGTCTTGTTCTTG